GGATTATCTATTTTCATTTGTGTAAGTTGGTCAGCTAGATTTTGAGTTATAGCTTTCCTTTGCTGTTTTGCTATCAGTTGGTCTTGTTGTTGCTTTAATATGCGTTGTTTTTGATTAAAATCTTGATTGCCATTAATGAGTGAACTTAATGATGTCAATCCGCTTAATATATTAGTATCTGCTACCATTAAAATAACCTCTGTCTTGGACTGAATAAATTAGCTAATAATGTTGCTCTGTTATTAGCCTTAGCAACTTTTCTTCTTCCAAATGAATTGCCACCTGCTACATCAAATACACCACTTGCTTTTGCAGCATTTAAACCTTGAGTTGATTGAGATTGTAAGTTACGCAACCTATTGTTGAATGTTTGGTTTGCTAATCCTTGACCGAATCTTTGTGCTTCTTTTAATGCTGCACCAGAGAATAACTTACCTCTAGCACCAAGTGACCTGTCTAATGCAAGTTGTCCTTGTTGCTCTCTGAATTTAAAGCCAGGAGTTTGTCTAAGTTTATCTATAATATCTTGCTGATTAGAACCATCTAAGCCCAATAATGAACCTAATGCGTTATTTGAAGCAGTACCTGTATTTACAAAAGGTGATAACCTTGAGTTAGCATTGTTTATACCTGTTTGTTGTGCATTTGTAGCTGAATCTATACCACTAGCTAATTGACCTTGACTTAACAGACCTGATAAAGCATTTGCAGTTGTTAGTCCTTTACCAAGACCACTAATACCACCTAAAGCATCTGCTCCCCTAGTTAAAAATCCTAATACACCAGAACCTTTTGTAGGACCTTGAAATCCGCCACCTAATGGAGTACCTGCTGTTGTTCCTAATAGACTTTTGACACCAGTACCAATTTGACCTGCTACACTACTACCGCCTCTTATTATATTTGCTAGTGTTCCTCCGCCTTTTGTTAATGAACCTAATATGCCTGAACCGCCCCCAAAACCACTTAAAGGTGCTCCTGATAGGGTTGGTCCAACATTAGGTAAATTAACAGCACCAAAACCACCGTTAGCTAATCCACCGCCTAATGCACCTAATGCAGTGCCTTTGAGACCGCCACCTGAAGCTAATCCGCCAACTCCGCCACCGATTGCACCTAATGTACCTGCACTAAGTGTAGAACCAAGAGCTGTTCCTATTCCAGGGGCAGCAAGTGATAATGCTACTGGTAATGCTATTTTTGCTATTTTCTTAAAACTTTTACTCACTTGTCAAACTCCATAATTCTTTTGTTTTATTAAACCCATTGTTCCTTAAATATCTACTGATTACAGGATTGCTAACCATCATGTGAAATTCATCTATATTCAGTGTTTTTAATGATTGTTTAATAAATTCCATGAACTTTTTCGTATTCTCGCCCCTATATTCTTCTTCAATAAATAAAGCCTCACACATACCGTCAACAACGTCCTTGTGCATAGGATTTTCCCCTATCACTATTATAGCATAACCAACTAACTTATTAAAGTCTTTCATAGTAATTGTTTTACAATATCCTGCCCTAGATATATCTATATAATACTGCCAATCTACATTCAATTCACCGTATTTATCTTTATCTAATTTCTCTATTGTATGACGTGAAGATGTCTTTGCAATATCACTCAAAACGTCAATCGTATTTACAATTTGTAATGTTATCATGAAGCTTCTATCACTCCTGTTATTGTTATAGGAGTCGTTATTGCAGTCCATGTAGGCATGTTTATTCTATTTGTTGCTGATGTAACTGTTCCGCCTGAAAATGATGTTCCAGTTGTTATATCACATGCTCCATCGGCATTAATAGTTATCGGTAAATTATCTATATATGTACTACCAATAATAGCTGATGTATCTGTTGCAGGTGTTATTATAACTCTGAAATATATTAATGTCTGTGATATTTTATAATATACACCAGTTTTGGTTGCAACCCCTGTTTCGGTCAATCCAACTAATGTAGGTATCCACGTTCTACCAGTATCTCCAATAGTCAATGAATTAAAGTATAATACCCACGGAAGCGTAGCATTTCCTTTATCGTCTATTAAACGTGTATTAATCGGTGGTTGTAATATATTACTCATTTCAAATATGACCCTGTAATTGCTATTTTTACTGGTTCAGATATTTTAATCCTAAATGTCATTTCTTCTGCTATACCAAGTCGTCTAAATGATACTTTTGTCTTATATTCGCCTTTTTTACCAATAGAAGCAGTCCATGAATCTGACCATGTTCTAGCACCATCTTTGCTTAATTGTAATCTGACTAATGGGTCAGAACCTTGTCCTGTCGTTAGACCTACACCTGTCTCAAATCCTATCACTAATTCATGATAAGAACGTCTTTTTTGTTCTTCTGATAAATGAGTATATATGCGTTCTCTCAATATAGCAGAACCATTGTCATCATATAAATCTAGGTTCATTTCATATATATTTCCACTTTTCCTATCACCTACTAAATGCTTGTTAAACACGAACATATGGCTGTTTGCGAGGTGTTGCTCATAATTACCAAACTCATTAAGAAATGCTCTCTCATGCCAGTTCTTGGTCGTTATATCATATACTAGAGATGTATTTAATCCACCGCCTGTTAATACATAAAACAAATGTCCATCTTCCTGATATGTGAATGCTTTCATATTAACTTTATCTGTAGCGTCTTGTATGATTTTCTCTATTGCACTTGTAGATATTCTTGTAGCAGATAACCCTGCGGCTACATATACTATTCCATCACCATGCAAATTCTTACCTAACCAGAACAAATTATTAGAAATCTGGACAGAAGAATGCGGTGCTAATATACCTTTGTCTATTGACACATTAGATACACGAGAAAATGGGAAATCACTATTACCAGTATTAGTCCATAATTCTGTAGTATCATCACCAATAAGAGCTAATTGTCCTCCTACTGTTTCAACCCTAAGTAAGTTATCTGGACTGGATTCAGCAGTTGCAAAGTCTAACGCTCCCCACGTTAGACCATCGAACAAACCTGATATATTAAATTGTCCTGAATTATTTTGATTAACTACAAAATATCCATCTATAAATGTAATTGTGCCAGATGATGGTATTGAAGCAGATATTATCTGTGCAAATGCGTTAGTTGCATAAGTTAGCATATATACATTTACACCATCACATATAGCTAGTTGAAATCCATTGTCTGCCATTGTTATATTACCAGAACTCTGTAATAACGAACCTCTACTAGTTGTCGTTCCTGCTGAATCTATCTCAAATAGAGTTGCACCGCTAACTGCAAATGCACGACCATTAGAGGCTAATAACATATTTCTTATAACACCAGTACCTGCTGTAGTGAATAGAGAAAGACCAGGTGTTCCATATAATGCAGTAACTTCTTTTCCTTGTTGGTCTATAACTGGATATAGATTAACCATTCTCTGTGCATCAAATGGCAATGAGCGTTCTTGACTACTTGACCCTACTAAACCTATTTTCAATTGTTAAACCCCGATATAATATTATTATTACTCATTCCGCTGACGTTAGGATAATTCATTGTTCTGTATTTTAAGTTTGTTCTTCTTAAACTACCTAATGATTTTTTAGCGATATTTCTTAAATTTGCATCTACATTCTCACCATATTCTGGAGATATTTCTATTGCCAAATTATATATTAATGCTCTTTTTAAACCTTTTTGTAATGTTATTTCTAAATCTAATGTTGCAAATGACGATATTGCTTTCTCTGATATTAATGTTATTGTATAACCAGATGTTGGTTTAGGAAATACATTTATTGTTCCTATTGGTGACGCATTGTCATAATTTAATAGTTCTGGAATACCTTGTATATCTTTATTCAATATTGAATTATTATAAACACCATCTGATACAAATACCATCTTATAATCAAATCCATTACGAGTTACATGAGCTGATGAAATATTAGTAGGTAATGTAGTATCAAATGTCTGTCCAGAACCTATTGTATATGATGCAACATTTGCAGTTAATGGAAACGACTCTATAGTCCTAGAAAATGAGGTTATAGAGTCGTTACTCCATGAATCAACTAGGTTATTTAAATCCTCTAAAGCATCTGCCATTTCAGCACCATCTGGTGTCTCTGACTTAGATAATATCTTAGCCTTTTGCATTGCTTTAGTGATTATTTGCCTAGCTGTTGTCATTATTTTTTACCTTTATGTTTTTCTTCTTTTTTATCTGCTTCAGGTGGAAGAGGTTTTACTTCTTTCCAACCAGCTTCTTTAAGAATCTTTACTTGGTCTTCATGTTTTGGATATTTTAATTTTCCGTCTTTTTCAAATTTTATCATTATAGTCTACCTTTTTAAAAGTGGGGGAAAGCAACTTGCAATCCCCCTGTTTTATTATGCAGTTATACGAGTTGCCCATTCAGGACGAACAGCCGCTATACCACCTAAGAAATCAAGTCTAGTAACCATCTCTCTTTTAAGTACATCAAAATCACGTACGATAGATACTGTAATTCCTTCAACTGTTTCTTGAGCAGCAAACTCAGCATTAGTAGGCATTATCAATGGTACTGAAACCATTCTAAATGCGTCCTTGTGGAATGCTAGGTTTTGTGTAAGCGATGTTGAAGCCGCTCCAGAGAATACCATAGCTGCTGCATCTACATGTAATGCAGTTACATTTTGCAGACCAGTTGCTGCACTGTTGATTGCAGGACTGATTTGAAGAACAGCAGTTCCACCAGCTCCAGCAGTTGCATCAGCAGTAACTGTGAATTGTTGCAATACGCCGTAATCCTTTTTAGTGATTGGGTGAATAGCATTAACACCTGCGATAGTGAACACTGAACCTTTAGTAACAGTACCAGTATTAGCAGTTAGACCACTAACACCAATAGATGTAGCACCGTCAGCAATTGCAAGAGTTGCAGCAGAGATTGCTACACCAGTTACATCATTACCATTAGTGTGTTTGTAAAGTAGTTCATTTTCTAACCAAGTATAACCATCTGCAATACCAATTACACCTGATTTATATTGTTTAGAAATAGCTTCTGAAGATTGGAATAGACCTTTTTTATCTATAACAGCAAGTCTACCAGATTCACTATCACTTAAATAAGAACGGTCACCAGATGGTGCTAAATTCTTATTCATTAAAGAACGTGCAGAAAGTATATCACCAGTTGTGAACTGATTAGAACCAGCTGTACCAACTGAGTTATAAGTTGCTTGTGTAGCTTTTTGTAGCATTCTAACTTCAACATCAGCAGCTATTGAAGACATTGCTGGTTTGATAACTCTACGAACCATAGATGCTAAGTCTGCTTCTGTTGCAAATTCCATTGTACCTACATTAACAGCAACATTAGATATAATGTCTAAATTTAATGGAGTTTTTTCTTCTACAATGTTTTGTTGAGAAGTTGTAACATCAAAACTTTGACTTGGTAAATAGCGAGGAGGTTTACTGATTTGAATAGTAGCACCTGCTTTAAAACCATTTTTTCCGTCATAGTCTTTTTTGTCTGCTTTATCAATAGACTTAGTAAATTGTAGTTCGTCTGCGAGCATTTTTGCAGCAGCTTTAGCGATAATGCCTGGAGCATTAAGATTTGTATTAAAAGTATTAGCCATTTTTTAGTTTCCTTTTACATTGATAACAATTTATCAACCAATTCACTTGGAGATAAATCATTAAGTTCTTTTACATGACTTCCCGAACCATTCGAAGCAGCCATAGGTTTTGGTGCTGCTGTTACTTTCATAGTTGACTTAATATTACCTGCTTTAATGATTGCATTTACTGCCATTGTAGGGTGCATATATGTGATGTTGTTTAATTCGCCTGATTTAGCTAAATTATACATCGCCATTGGTGCATCATCTAATGACAATACTGCTTGCTCTAGTTCTGGTGAAAAAGTTGCGAATACGTCTGCATATTCGTTTAATAGACCTTCTGCATCAGGGTGAGATGATTTTAGTTCATCTAGTTTAGTAGACGCTAATTCTGTACGTTCATCTGTCCAGTCTTGGCGAGCCATCTCTGCTTGAGTAAGTGGTTTTTGCATACCATCGTTAGTAGGTTGATTATTAGTCAGTTTATTAACAGCGTTATCTATCAAATACTGTGTTTTATCGGTTTCATACTTATCGTAATCATCGTAATCATCAATATTTGGTTCTTGTAGTCCAGAGTTAGCACTAGTTTTAGAACTTGAACTCTCTATTTGTTGTCTGAGTTGTTCTAACTCGACTCTTTGACGTGCAATAGTTTTATTCCTACGAGAAATTGCGTTCTTCGCAGTCTTTGGAAACTCTTCACGTTCTGGTTGTTGTTCAGCTTCTACGACTTCCTCTTTTGCCTCATCAACTACTTCATTAGACTGTTCTTCTTGAACATCTGTTGTTGTGTCAACTGTAACATCTTCTGGTGTCTGTACTTCTGCTTCTTCAGTCATTATATTACTCCATTGTTTACATCGCCATTATTAGCTGATGATTGCTGTGTAGCAATTTCTTTATTAGCTTCATTATCTATCTTCTCTTGTTCAAGATTAATTCCACTAGTTATATCTAAATGTTTCAGGTCTATCTCTTCCTGTTTAAGCCTTTGTTGTTCTATTTTGTCTTGTTCTAATATTTGTAATTTCTTAGCTTCAAGTGCAAGTTTGCCTTTTTCTATCTCTGTTTTTCCTGCTTCAATCTGTAATTTAACCTGTAAGTCTTGTTGTTTACTCTCAAGTTGTCCTTGCAGTTGTTGTGCTTCTTGCTGTATTTGTTGTAATTGTGCTTGTAACTGCATAACCTCAGGATTCTGTTCAGGTTGTCCATCTTCAGTCTCTTTAAGTCCCGGCGGCAATAATTTCTCCATTCTCTTAGCAAGAGCGTCTGCACCTGGTATATCCATGTTTTTAAATATGAGGTCACCTGCTGTTTGTAAGAAGTCAGGCTGAGTAGAAACGATTTGTTTGAAGAAGTCATTTGCTTCCTGTCTAAGTGTAAGAAATGAGTCACCAGTTGATACCCTTACGTTATATCTGCCTTTTGTTAGGTCATGATGTGATTTTTGACTATCTTCCATCATGCCATTAATACCGACTTTAGTGGTCGAGTCGTCCTCACCTACTATTGTTATAGTGCGTGGTGTATCTAATATCTCAGGTATTGCACCAATTAATATACGTCCTATATGTGTAATTGATTTAGTAAGATTGTCTGAGAAGTGGAATGTACCAACCTCACCTTGTTGATTACGTCTTTGTATTGCCAGTCCAGATGTCTCATTACCTTGCTGACCTAACGAAGCATTGAACAGACCCATTGCTGACTTAATGTCATCGACTGAGGATTGTGCTGCGTTGAACAGTCCTGTTGGTATTGTAGGCGGGGTTATGCGTTCAGGTCTAGGAGCAGGATTACCGTCAACGTCTGTCTGTTTGTGTCTTAATACACCAGATGTACCTGGATTTAACCATTCGTCTTTGTATTCCTCTGTAGTACCCTCAACTGCCAACCAAGGGGTTTGTGGCATTTTAATTAATGTCTCTATCTCTATTGACTTGAGATAATTGTGTAATTGTTGTGATGACTGTGCTTTACGAGTTAGGCTGAATAAGTGACGTTTACCATCAAGCCACATCTCCTCACCATATACAGGAACTATCGGAATATATCTACCTGGAAATATACCCTCCTCTAATATGTCTTTACCTGATAATTTATAGCGTTTTACGACTATATTAGTGATTTTTCGTCTAACCTTAGCCTCATCAGTGCGTTTATCGACTTTGCTACTGTCTTCTATTACAGGCTCTGTATATCCCTCATATAGTGCTAGGTCTTTTGTCACTTCCTCTAATTTGAAATACTCAACAATTAATATCTCTTCTTTACTGTCATGGTCTGCGTCTTTGTCTGCTTCATCAAACCCAATAGGCTCTGCTTTAGGATATTTACGCTTAAATTCGTCCATTGACATTGTCTCAGTACAGAACGCATGTTTTGCATCTCTACCGTCTATCTCTATTGATTTACTGTCTATATATGTATTAAATGTATTAACAACTCTTTTTATCTGTAATTGCTGGTCAAACGAACCGTTGTCTATATAGTCATGGTCAACCCTTATGAACCCAATACTAGCCCTTACTGATGATAATGCAGCTGTGTCATATGCTGTGTCTGCGTCAGAGTCATACTCTATAGAGCGAATATGTCCTTTTAACATCATCGCTGTGTCTATAGTGGCTTTGTCGTCTGACGGTAATATATTTATAGATGGCGTGTTCATACGTATGGAATTAGCTACCTGACGTGTGAATTGACCTAATTTATCTAATGTAAGTGTCGGTTTGCCTGATTTACGTCTCTGTATGAAGTCTGTAGCGTTCCATTGAGCTCCATCTTTGTCTGATAGGAATAATAAGTCAGCTTTACCTGCATCATATACAGCTCTCCACGCCTCAGCATCACGTTTGAATAATGCTTGTGTTTCTGACAAAAATTTGCCAACGTTCTTTATTTTATGTGTCAATAAAAAGCCCCCCGACTCCCCAATATATATATTATATCAGTAATTCATAAATGTACCAACTCTTTTTTCAAGTTTCATTGATACTTTGTTATTAGTACCCCTTGATATCCTGTTTTTAACCCTGTTCATAGCAATACATGCATATCTCATCGAGTCAGCACCATTCGATGACCAGTCATGAAACGGTTTATCACTTAGTGTTCCTCTGTCTTCTAGCCATTTATATGAGTAGTTCTCAAGTGCATGAACACCCTCATTTGTCTTGTCTCTGTCAAATACTGAAAATGTTAGACATTGATTTACGTTCTCTATCTCTGGTTTAATATTAGAGGACTTATTTAGTACTGTGTTCTGTAACCCCATACTCCTAAGTTGTTTTGATACACTTAGTCCACGTATATTGCCATGACCGCCATCAAACGGTAAATAGTGCATTCCGTAATTATATTGTTTACTTTTGACCAATTTAATATAATGCTCTAACTGCTCTCCGTTGTTCTCATAGTACTCTAACCAACGTATCTCACGTCCCACATATTGGAACCACCATATCGCAGTCGCATCTCCAAACCCCAAGTCCCAACTAGTATACACCTCCACTGATGGGTCATATGGCACTCTACATATACGACCCTCCTCACGTGCTTTGACTATCGCTTTGGCATATATTGCACCAGTCTGTCTTACATCAAGCTCACCCTCCCAAACATGTAAATATGCTTGCAAGTCCTCTGCTTTTAATGCCAATCGCTCGTTATTTAGTACCTCATTGAAGTACGGATTGTCCCTCCATGACACTTTTCTACTAATTGAGTCATCTCTAGGATTATTAACAAATCTCCTCCATGTCGGGTCACTTGCGTTCTTTGGGTTGAAGCTTATCCATATCTCACTACCTGTCTTACGTATTGTTGGCAATAGTGACTCCCATGACCTGTCACTGACTGCCTGTGCTTCCTCAACCCAACATATGTCACAACCCTCATAGGATTTAATGCCGTCTTCGTTCAGTCTAAGCCCTTCAAAGAATATCATACTACCGTTTAACCCAGTTATCTGCTTCTCTTGTATAGTGAAGAACTCACTGAATGCAGGAATTGCCTTTATTATATCTGATAACAACCTATGAACTGACGCTTTTATCGATTTTTGCACCTCACGAGTACATAACACACGAGTTGTCTTTGTCGAACATATCGCCAATATGCTGAATGCAAATGCCCATGATTTACCGCCACCACGTCCGCCATAATATGTTTTGATATGTTTATATATAGGACTGTTTATTAGCTCTGAATATACGTCTGGTATTGTTGGTTTTATCATATTGATGTGTCCGATGTAGCCGATGTGTCATCAATGTCCGCTTTTATGTCCGACTGGTTGTCTATGGTTATTGTTGCTTTGGCTGTTGCTTTATTGTCAGTGTCCTTAATAGAATATTGGTTCTCGCTCCTTACAAATGTTATCTCGATGTTCTTGAATGGTTTAGTGCTTTTTGCTCCATGCTTTTTTACCCAAATAGCCATTTCTTTAATACCTTCTTCAATAGAATTAACAACAACACATTCAGAAGCTTTAAAACCTTGCTTACGGGTGACAACCACATTTGTTCTGTTTTTTAATGGGCGGTATTTTTCAGGAATAGAGTCGTAGTTTTTACGTCCCATTATAACATAATGGTTGAGAGTTGTATCCATAAAGAATTTCATATCTTTTGGTAAATGCCAAACAAGGTCATTGTCCTTTCCGATTACGTTGTTATGTGCTATTGCTACGATTATTGAAACTTTCATGGAAAAATTACGTATAATAATTAAACAGATACTGCTGCTTTAATATGTGCTTGAGGTTCGTAGTTTACTAATTCAAAATCTTCGAAAGTAAAGTCAAAAATATCTGTTATGTTTGGATTTATTTTCATTGTCGGTAATTTCCCAGGTGTTCTAGTTAATTGCAATTTGGCTTGC